GTCTTTGTATGGAGAGCAGGGGACTGGGGGACTACAACTCCTGCCCCAACGGTTGCCGCTACTGCTACGCCAACAAAGACCATAACAAGGCTTTGCAGAATTATCAGACACACGATCCGAAATCTCCGCTGCTGCTGGGACACCTACGACCGACGGACAAGATTCAACCACTGAAGCAAGTGAGCCTGCTCAATCGGGAGCCGTTATTGTTTTAGCTTTATCTACATCTCGTCCTCAAATAAGGGCCTAAATGAGGATGAGACCGGCGCCGAGAGGCTATTTCCTGATGCAGGAAATAGGATAAGTCTATAACTTATTGTAAATAAATACTTTAACTTATCGACCTTTTCACGTTTGTCCCCCTGCTGTCCCCGAATTTTTTGAGGCCCCAAACTTTTTTCGTGAAAAAGTCCTTCGGGGGACAAAAAAAGTAAAGGTGCGTCCCCGCATGGCAGCAGGGGCGCACCGGGTGTTAACAATAGAAGTCTGGCATCAGACCTCCGGATGGTAAATTCAGATTAATTGCTCTCCCGTGTTTGATCTGGCTGTTTTTACACACCAAACTATAGGGATGCTGGGAATACCATCACAGGTCAGAATACTTTTTCGCAAATGATTATATTTGCAATGAATCCTTTATAACCCTGGTCTTGTTGGTGAAAACACATTATGATTGAATTATTAAAACACCGATTCCTTGAAAACATGGTCCGCCACCCAAATCTTGATTGGGCGGTGGAGGAAAAGTTTCTTCGTGTTAATCCCAAAGCCATTCAAACGCTGCGACTTATGGAAGAGAGCGGGGGAGAACCGGATTTGTTACAATTGGACAGCGGAGAATTGATATTTTGTGACTGCTCGCAAGAGTCTCCTGCTCTCCGTAGAAGTCTATGTTATGATAATGAGGCTCTCAGCCTCAGGAAAAAGAACCCACCGGCAGGCAGCGCAATGGCCCAGGCAAGCCAGATGGGTTTGGAACTGTTGACAGAGAGCCTTTACCGGCAATTGCAGGAAACAGGCGAATATGATACAAAAACATCAAGCTGGATAGCGACACCCTCAACAATTCGTAGCCTTGGCGGAGCATTGTTTTGCGAGCGTCGCTACGACACCGTATTTACATTCCACAATGGCGCCGACTCTTACTATTCCGTACGTGGCTGGAGAGGATATTTCTGTTTCAAGGGCTAGTATTACTCCCCGATGCAGGAAATAGATGAATACGATAATTTATTAGAAATCAATACAATACATTTTTAGTGTTTTCACATTTGTCCCCCGATTGTCCCCCAAATTTTTAGGGGGACAAGTTTTTTCTTGATGGTTCTTCCGGTGGGGGACAAAAACACTGTATCCGGGGGACAAAAATCAAAAAGTGCGGTCATACATTGCTGCAGGACCGCACCGGGTGTTAACAATAGAAGTCAGGCATCAGACCTCCGGGTACAAAGGTACGAATACTCTTCGAGATGTCCTGCTGGTACCAGCCGGGAGAGATATGAAAGCATGTCACCGAAAATGCGTAACTTTGCTTCAATAAATCTGAATTTACATCAACCATATGACCAACATCACCAAACTCCTTTGCTTAGGCCTCTGCCTCTGTGCAGTTGCCTGCGGAAACCCGTCACAGAAAGCGTCTGACACTGAATTTACCGACAGCGTAGCCGAGGCTCTCGCATGTGGTGGACAAATCGATCTGGACCAGCTCCAGTGGACCAGAGAGCCTGCTGCCTGTGAAATGAAGGACGGTGTCATCTCCATTACTACGGCCCCTCACACGGACCTTTGGCAGCGGACATACTACCATTTCAGGAACGATAATGCCCCGGTGCTTCAGATGAAGACCAGGGAGAAGTTCTTCAGCTTCATGGTGAAGACGGACTTCACACAGAGCCATCAGCGCTTCGACCAGTGCGGCATAGTGATGTACCTGGACAGCGACAACTGGCTTAAGGGTTCCGTCGAGTTCGAGAACGAGGAGTTCCAGCACCTTGGAAGTGTGGCCACCAACAACGGTTATTCCGACTGGGCCACTACGGCCATATCGGCCGATGTAAAGACGATGTGGTACCGCCTTTCCCGCAGGGAGGACGACTTTTGCATCGAGTGCTCCACCGATGGAATCAACTTCAGCCAGATGCGCGTCTGCCATATGTACGCCGCCACCGACGAGATCAGCTTCGGCATCTACGCCTGCTCCCCGGAGGAATCCTCTTTTACGGCCGTGTTTACGGATATGAAGATTACGGAGTGCGCCTGGAAGGCCCACGACGGCCAGCAGCCGGATGAGGAGTAGCTGGTAAATTCTCTGTTTATCGAAATGAATATGCCCCGGCAATCCTTCTGGACTGTCGGGCGTGTGTTAACAAGGCAGACATTCTTCTTGCCCAGCTGCCGGCACCAGGCGTTCACGCGCTCGGTGCGCGCCTGGAGTGAGATGTCGCATTCTTCCGGAGTGACCAGGGGTGGGGTGTAATCACTTGCCGATGCAGAAAATCAATTTACGGACTTAATCCTTTAATTCATAATCCATTACGCAATCCTCCTACCCGTCGAGCAACAAATGAGCACCGCGACTACCCGAAGGTGTTTGCATTACAATCACGCTTCCACTTGTGAAAGGGCCGTCTCCAGATACCGGCCCGTCAGCGTCTCCGGGTAGGGGAGAGCGCACTGCAAAGATAGGCATTTATATGAAAAGTCCAATCAGCTTCCGCAAGATTTTCAGCAGCTTGCTACGGTACTTCCATATCCACGGCCCCACCGCCGCCAGGATGAGCGGCCAGAAGGCCCGGATGCGAAACTGCTGCCAGCGCGTCAGCTCCGCCGGAACCTCCACCGGGTACGGCTCCGGCACCTTGACCTCACGGTCGCGGAAGACGATGCTGTCTTTATACACCGTCTCCTTCTCGACGGGGACGGGGACGTTCCGGGGCTTCGTCTCGAGGGAGTGGTAGAGGAGGCCGTCGGCCACCAGCGCGTCGCTCTTCGCCCAATCGTTCTCGAGGTGGGAGCTCGTGTCCTTGGTGACGTTCTTCTCGACTATCTGCGGGACGGGGAAGTAGGTCGTGTCGTGGATGCGCTCGATCTTCCAGCGGACCTCCACCCGGGAGCTGTCCCGGACGGACGTTCCGGGCCTGGGCTTCAGCACACCGCACCCGGAGACCAGGAACAAGGGCACCAGCCCGAAGCAAAGGCAGGCGACGAATATCTCCATCACCGGCCACCTCTTACGCTCACGCTTTCCCATAACGCTCCTCGATATAATACTCCAGCCCCCGGACGTGGCACTCGATGCAGTCCCCGAGGCCCCTGGCGCTCTTCAGGTACTCCACGTCGGCCCGGTTGTCTTGGAAGAAGTTCTCCGTCAGCACCGCCGGGCAGGCCGTGTTCCGCAGGATGTAGAAGTTCTCCTCGAAGTCGCGGCTGTACTTGTCGGCCGAGGAGTACTTCCGCACCTTGAGCGGAGCCTTGAACACCTCATCGGCCGCGTCGATGAACTTCGCCGCCAGGCGGTCGGACTCCGTCACGCCCTTCGTCGTGAACGCAGACCAGCCCCGGGCGTTCATCCATTGGCTCCCGTTCCCGGCTGCATTGACGTGGACTGATATCAGCACGACGTTCTCCTTCCCGTAGGTGCGGCAGTAGGCGTTGGCCCTGGCCACCCGCTCCTGCAGGCTGATATCCTCCTCCTCCTTGACGAGCAGGAAGGCGGTGTACCCTTGGGCCGTCAATACGGACACAATCCCCTGGGCACACTTCCGCGCCCAGGAGAACTCCTTGAAGTAGTGGGGTGAGTGAATGAGGCCCTTCGCCGCGTCCGGGCTGCACTTCCCCTTCGTGTCGCGGCCGTGGCCGTTATCCACGAGGATCACCGGCCGCCTCATACCTCCTCGCCCTCCCCGGCGAAGCCCGCACCTTCGGGCAGGTAGTCAGCAGCGCCACGGCTACCGGCCACCCGGAAGATGAGCTCCTTGAGTTCGTCCTTGGAGAGAATCTGCGAGAGGGCGGCCAGGGCGTCGGCCACGTCGGCCTTCTGCTTATCCTCGGCCTTCTCGATGATGCTCTTGATCTCGATGATGCCGACGCCGAAAGCGCCGATGAACGAAAGGTACGGGATGCGCGGAATAGGGATGCCGAGCAGGGCTATGGCCACCACCGCCAGCATATCCGCGAAGGACAGAGCCAGCATCACGTTGTAGTAGAACGTCAGCTTCTCCACAGTGCGCCGGAGCTTCTTGCTGCTGCGGTACACGCCCTGCTTTTTGGCCTTCCTGATACCGGCCCGGAGGTCGAGCATCGAGACCAGGAAGACCCAGACGTAGATGAAGACGATGAGAATTGCGAACAATGCGATCCCTCGCACCGTAATCGCTCCATTAAATAACTGTTCCATTGTTTTGATATTTAGTGAGTTTATAGTGTATCTTTCCCTCGCTCTCCCAGACCTCCACCAGGTAGGCCCGGGAGAGGTATTGAACCAGCTCGGTGTCGAGGTCGTCAGCTGTCAATGTAATAGGTTCCATTCCGTATTCTCTGCCGCGCTATGTTCCTCGGCTTGTAGCGGTTCTTGATCTTGACCACCTCCCAATGTCCCCAGACGTAGCAGTACTTCCACACCTTCGGGGACATCTGCTGCAGAATCCTCTTCCTGGCGTTGTACTCGTTATAGTGCCGCAGCAGGCCGAGGTAGCTGTTGACCGATTGGACGCCGGCAAAGAGCTCCTCCTTGTTCCTGGCCCGGTTGAGCCTCCGGACGGCCGCCTCGAAAGCGTCGATGGTGCGGCCCTCGGAAAAGACGCAGCCCGGCTTGACGATGGCGCCGGTGAAGGACACGCCCTTCGTGTAGTGCTGGAGGTAGAACTTCTTCGGGTGGAGCCGGAGGCCCAGGCTCTCGAGCTTGGCACGGATCAGCGGGATGGCCGCAAGGATTTTCGCCTTGTCTTCGTGGATGATGTAGAAGTCATCGACGTAGCGCCCGTGGTACTTGAAGCCCAGCTCCTCCAGATACCAATCCAGCTCGTTGAGGATGAAGTTTGCGAAGAGCTGTGCGAAGAGGTTCCCGATCGCTATGCCCTTGCCCTCGCCGTTGGTGAAGAGGCTCTTGTCGGCCGAAAGGAAATCCCAGAGCCAATCCGGAGTGCGCTTGATGCAGTCCTTCTCGGGCTCGTGCATAATGACGGTGCGGCAAAGGAAGCGGAGGTCTTCGGTATCATCCCCCTTGTAGTAGGTCAGGATGAATCTGTCAATCATATCCGCCAGCATCCGCTGGTCGATTGACATAAAGAAGCCCTTGATATCGAGCTTGCATATCCAGCAGCTCCTGGTGTACCCGTAGGAACACTCCCGGATATCCGCCTTCAGCATCTCGATGCCGAAGAGCTGACCCTTACCCTTCCGGCAGTTGAAGGTGCGCTCGCAGAAGACCTCCTCGAAGAGGGGCTCGAGCCGGAGGGCTATCCAATGGTGGATGATCCGGTCCTCGAAATCCGCTGCAAACACCTCCCTATGCCGGGGCCGTGTGACGACGAAACAATTTGATGTGCTTGGGTGATATGTGCGGTCATTCACGCGGTCGAGAAGGTCGAAAAGACGATTCTCGTAGTCCATTTCGTAAATGATGGCCGCCCGCTTGCCCCTCTTCCCGCTCCTGCAGTCGTAGTAGGCCTCGAACAGACCTGATATTTCCGCCATACCCGATATTTTCCATTATTAGTGCTGAAACTGGCCGCACCCGATTCCTGTTCGATGCCTTCGTGTTGTTGTTCTGATTGCCGTTGTTGAAGTTCAGATTCCACGCGTTCGTCGCCGAGTACTCGGTGCACCACCCGCCCAAATACCCCTCGCGGGGCTATGCTCGATGCGAGCTCTGGGCCCATTTATCAATGGAAACTGCTCGCTCCGGTCAGCCTTGACCTCCCGGATTCTGGCTTCTCTCGCCACCCTGGGGCGCTGGGCCCCGTCCGGGCGAGTTTTTCCAAGTCGTTACCTGCTTTCCTATGTTCCGCGCCAGCTCGGCAAGGTCGGTGTGCTTGTTCGTACCGATCCAATGCCGCTCCCCAGCCGTCCGTATCAGCGTCGAGAGGACGTTGATGTCGGCAATCACGCCACGCTGGTAGCGCAACCTCTCCTCCTTGATCATATAGCCCCGCTGGATGCCGACCATCACGCGGATGGCCAGCGCCTGCATATCCTTCCCAACCGAGAACTTGAAGTCGTGCGGGATGTTCGGGATGACGTCAATAATCTTGTTGAAGAGTTCGACCGCCGCCTTATAGGCGTCGGTGTCGGATGCCAAAATCAACGCTCTCTTTCCTTTCATTGTTCCAATCTTGTCAAAATGTCAAATGAACCAAAAACCGGGGACGGGACGAGCCCGTCCCCCGAAAAACCGAAAAACAAAAACTAAAATGCTGAAACTGGCCGCACCCGATACCTGCGCGACGCCTTCGCGTCGTTGTACTGATCGCCGTAGCGGAAGTACAGACCCCACGCGTACGTCGCCGAGTACTCGGTGGAGCTCCAATGCGCTGCTGCAGGGAGCTGCACGGCACCGGTGATCAGCGAGAGGGCGTAGTTAATCTTGTGGTAGTTCTGGAAGATCAGGTACAGCTCTCCCAGGGACGGGAGCCACCACTGTCCTGCCAACACACCGGCGGGCGTCGCCGCCCCGTTGGAGCGGGAGTATGCAGCGCAGAATCCCGGGGCATAGCTGGTGCCCTGGCACTCCGTGTGGCCAATCTGAGCTGCGGTGTTCGCCTTGCCGTTGAAGTCCTGCTGCGCCGTGAGCCTGGCCGTGGTTGTGGTACCACCGCCGGAGACGGCTGCGCTGGACCAGATGAGGCCGTTGCTGTCCGCCTCCGTCGGGGCGACGAGCAGATGCTTATCGCCGACGATCAGCGCCACGCCGTCGGCTACCTCCCCGGCATTCTGCTGGGCTGGCCAGTCCTCCGGACGCCACTGCAACATCAGCCCGTCACTCTTGCGGTGGCAGGCGATGAAGACATTGTCGTAGATGTCGTTGAAGTTCGCGCCTCCGAGGATGGAGGCCTTCAGGTTGGCCAGACTCACGCGCTTCATCTTGCCGCTTGAGTCCGCGAGGACAATGTACTCACTCCCGACACCTGATAGGATCGGGATGTTAGGGTCGTTCATTTTTCTTGTTGTTGCCATAATTTTTTGATGAATAAAGGTTTATGCGTTCTTTCCGTAATAGACCATAATCCAAAGACCGTCCTCTGCGCTTGAGTTGTGATAGAGGTTGTGCGCATAGACGAATTCCATGATTTCGATAGCGCCGGATTGGCACGAGTAGTCATACCCGGTCGTCTTGGTGAGCCGGTAGATGTACCTCCGCGTCCCGGCGTTATACGTCTGGACATTCAGGGCATTGCTGGACGTGTGCCAAATCTTGAACGTCTGCCCGACCTCCGGATATCGTGGCAGCGTCAAGGTGATTTCCGAGGCGTTGTTGCAGATGATCGTGTGGTCGGTATTGGCCAAGGTGGCGGTCGTATTGATATGCCTTGTGTGCGGCCGGAGACCCGCGAACATACCGCCCTCGCACCACGCGGCGAAGTTACCGCCACGGGGGTTTCCGGCGCTGTCATAATACGCCCGCTTTGCGCCGGTAGCCTTCAGGTACATCAGTATGTTGGAGCGCAGGGATGAGCCGTAGTCGGCAGCGTTCAGCACCATTTCCGATGTCAGTCGCTGCATGATGTAGAAGTAGCTGTAAGCAGACGGGTATGGATGCGTCTCGAAATTGGTCGTGACCTTTCCGTCGGTGATGTCGTGATTGTTCGCGTAAGTCTGGATGGTGGCCGGGCTGACCATTGTGCCGTAGTCATCCCCGAGGGCCCTCAGCCAGTTGGATGCAATCTCAAACCCGCCGATGCTTCCGGACTTGATATCCGCTTGCGTGAAGGTGCCGTTGGCAAAGGAGCCGGAGGTGGCCTCGATGACGCCCTTGATCACCGCATTCACCGCGTGAAGCGTTCCCTTCAGGAAGTTAATCCAGACGTTAGGGATGAAGTCCCCGGCATTCTCCCGGACGTCTCCGTCGCTCTTGGTGTGCAGCGCCTCGTAGTTCGAGCTGGCATTCCCGTTGATGGTGCCCTCCTGGGAGAACATAAGGCTGCCGTAGAAGATAGCCGAGGCGATCTTGCCGAAGTCCGCCATCAGCAGCTCTACGAAGGCCGCCTTGTATTTCTCCATCAGTATCCACGTCGCGCTGCTGCCGTAGGCCGCGTAGTCCTGCTTCGGGCTCCGGCCGACCGTCGCACCCTTGTAGCTGACCTGCTTGTTCATCACGTAATACTGCCCCTCGCAGAGGACGTAGGGCGCGATAATGCCGTCGCAGACGTAGGTCGTGTTCGGGTCATAGATGCCGTAGGGAACGGGCAGAGGACCCTTGGGGCCTTGCGGCCCCGGGTCCCCCTTCTTGAGGTACTGCACCGTCCGGTGGCAGGCTGGTTTTTCCCTTCCCATAGGCTACGTCATTTCAGCGAAGATGTCCACGGAGACGTCGCCACCTGCCTGCTGGCAGTAGGCGGCCGTCACGGTTGCGCTGGCGCGGGGAGTGGTGCGCTCCGCCGCCGGGTTCAGGAACACGCCCGCCGCGTCCTTGACTATGAACGTGAAGCCCGCGAGGCCGGTCGTGATGGCGGTCGTGGTGCCGCGCTTCACCAGGCGGGGCGTGTAGGTCACGCTCGCACGGTTGACGTTATCCTCCTCGATGCACTCGTCCTCCGGGCTGGGGACGGGGTCAATCTCGTAGGGGTCGGACGCGTCCATCACGCCTTGGATATCCTTCCCGAGCTCGGTGCCTCCCTGGGAGACCGTCACGCGGAACTGTCCGTAGGTGTCGATATCCGTGTCGGAGACGGTGAGCTGCTGGGTTGTGGCGGAGAGCGTCTGCCAGCCGGAGCTCGTGAGCTTCTCCCAGACGTAGGAGAGGTTCGACGTGATCTCGTTCCCTCCCTGGAACGCCATAGCCCTCAGCTTGCAGGACGTACCCTTCTCGACGATGACGAAATTCTTCGTGTCACCGGCCGCGATGGTTACGCGGTAGGTCGAGCCCGTGGAGACGCTGATAGGGATGGAGTAGGAGGCCTCCAGCTCATCGCTCTGGGCACCGTAGCTCACGTGCGAGACCATACGGATAGTCACGGGCGCGAAGCCGAAAGGAACCACGAGATTCTTGACGATCTGGATGCCGTAGTAGAGCTGGCCACCCGAAGGGCTGATCTTCTTGAAGTGTCCAGTCTCACCGCCGAAGCTGTTGGTCGAGGTGTCGCCGCTCCACGTCAGCTTTGTGTTGCCGATGTAGAAGTCGATGCTGTCGGGCGTCACCACGCCCTCAGCCGTGCGGCTGGAGGCCGCGACGAAATACAGTATCGGGTGATAGTAGGGGTTCGAGCTGGCGTTGCCAGCCGTGAAGTCCGGGAAGATTTTCGTCACCTGGGCCTGCGTACCCTCCCACATCTGGTAGAGGTCACCGGCCGGGGACGAAATCATCGCGGAGTAGGTGCCCGCCTTGCTTATCCACTTGACGGTGCGTGATGCAGATGCTACGCTCATACGTTAGTCCTCCTCACCGTTTTCGGGTTCGTCACCGCCGCCGTCTCCGGCGCTCTCTTCCTGGTCGCCCTCCTGGGCTGTTTCCGCGCCCTCTGCGGGGCTTTCAGCCTCCGGGCTGATACCTTGACCCTCCGACTCCTCAACGGCCGCCTGCGGGGCGTTCTCGCCCGTTTCCGGGGACTGCGTCTGCGGGCTCGTCGGAGGGGTGTAGATGAAACGCGGGTCGGTGGCCACGGGCAGGGGCCGGAGCACGGTCCCGTCCTGCTCCTCCCGGGCCTCGTGGGCCGAGAGGGCGATGCCGCCGATGGCGTCGAGGATAGCCGGAAGGTTCACCAGGGAACCCATATCCAACTCCAGCATATCCGCCTGCCACAGAAGGTAGTTGCCGTCCTGCAGCTGATTCCTTGTGTCTTCGAGGTGGAGGAACGCCACCACCTTCGGGTTTGCTTTGATATACCTTGCCATTTGTACTTTGGTTTTTGAGGTTATTTAATCAGGAGAATAGCCCCGTCGGAGTCCACGATGTAGGCGTCGTCGCTGTCCAGCCACGCGGCCTCCGGCCCTGCGTCCACGGGGTCGAGGCCCAGCACCATACCGTATTGGTTGACGATCTTCCGCGTGGGGATGCTTGGGTTCATACCCTCGCCGACGGTCTCGTAGGTCAGTGAGCCGCTCTGCTGGTTGGAGGCGGCCTTCCAGAGAAGGTGCAGCTCGCGGTCGGGGTTGGCCACCACGCCGTTGCCGTCCTTCACCACGGCCTCCGGGCTGATATACAGCGAACCCGGCGGGATGTTCGTCGGGACTCCGTGGATATCATACTCGTACTTGGGGATGCGCCGGACGATGTCGAAGGAACGCTGGGGAGTGGAGTCGCCGATGGTCATACCGGAGACGGAGCCGCTGGCGTTGTAGAGCGCCACGCAGCGCAGCCGGAGGTTCGGGCCCATCAGTCGGCGGTTCACCGTGAGGCTCCGCTGCTGACCCTCGCTGCTGACCGCGCAGTCATAGTCCTCGTACTCCACGGCCCCGACGTCGCTCCACGTACCGTTGCCGCGAAGCTTCTGCCACTTGAAGAGGAGGTGGCTGTCGTAGGCCGCAAGGGCCGCACCCAGACGGAGCTTCGCCGTGATGACGACGCTGTCCACATCGGCCAGGGGGTTCCAGACGGTCTGGTCGTCGATATCCAGCTCGACCTCCGGCTGTACCGGGGAGCCGTTGTCGCAGATGATCAGGAAGGACTCCTCGATGTGGTGGGTCTGGTTGAGCCGGGTGTCGAGGTAGTCGGCCTCGACGATGATGGTCACCGGGAAGAGATAGGCGACGTTCGTATTCACGAGAATGCGCCCGGCGTTATTGCCGGACGTCTCGATGGTGTAGTCGGTGTTGGCCGCGAGAATCTGCGTCTTGACGCCGTTCTTTATCTCGTAGAACCGGACATTCGTCAGGGCGTTGTTGACCTCGCCATTGGCCAGCACCTCGTCGGGGTCCTGCCGGGAGACGGAGAGGCGCAGCACCAGCGGGGTCACGGAATAGTCCGGAGTGTACTCTGCGAGGTTGCTGTCATAGACCTGGCGCCCGGGGACGGAGCCCACCACGCCGAACGAGGTGAGGATCCGCAGGGGCTTGAAGTCAAAGTCGAATCTTTTTGTTTTCATACGTGCTATGAGTATTCAAATGATGCCTGGGAAGAAGAGCCATCCCGGAGGGTGGCCGTGGCCGTGAAGCGCAACACTTTGGGGAGCGCCACGCCGACGAAGTCGATGTCCTCCTGGGTGAGGCTGAGTGTCTTTCCGGCTCCCGCCCTGCGGGTGGCCCAGATAGTGTCGGAGGCCGTCCGGGGCTGGCCGGAAGCGTCTTCGGAGTAGCGCGTCCATTGTACGTCAGCGTCCCGGATATCGCTCGTTACGTCGAGGTTGTAGATTTTCCCGTGGACGGTCAGCACCGTGCGGAAGTCATCGAAGTCGAAATAGTCGCCCCGGCTGCTCTCCAGCTCAATCTCGAACGCGGGGTTCCCCTCGATCTGTGCCCACTGCTGGGAGTTCCACGCCGGAGCCTCGTCGGGCTCATCCACGAGCGCCCGCCACTTGCAGCCCATATACCAGACGTCCGAGGTCTCAAAGACCCCGGTCGTTTCGTTCAGCGCCTCGCAGTGGTACGGCTCCGTCGGGTTGGCCACCCAGGCCCCGCGATCGACGTAGGTGACGACCGGGTTTCCCTGGTAGTCCATCCGCAGGAGGTCTTGCACCACCACGCCCTTGAAGTAGGCGTAGTCCGCGCCCTCTTGGATAGGGAGGCCGGAGTTACGGATGAAGTCCGGCATTTCGCCGATGACGAACCCGTAGTTCGTCTGGTCGATGATGGGCTTCGTGACGTGGGCGAGCTTCACGATACGGCCCTCCGTTGAGGAGAGATAGAGGCAGCTCTGGCGGCGGGTGTCGGAGACGTTGCCCCATCTTGCCACCTTCATCATTTCAGCCGGGAGATAGTTCCGTCCGCCGGGGACCTGATCATCCGGGTAGGGGATGACCTCGATGGTATTGTTGGCCGTGTTCACAGACAGAACCCTCATCCATGCCGTATAGTATTGGCCGGAGCCCAGGGAGGTCTCCCCGTGTCCGTCCGTGAGCGTGTTGAAGATTCCCTTGATGACATTCCCGGGGGCCTGGGCGGTGAAGTAGCCGTCCCACTTCTCCTGCAGCTGGAGCCGGTAGGTGCCGTCCCCGAGGTCGGTGACGCCGGTGATGGTGTCGCCCTCCGTAAGGAGCTGGTCGCCCTCGATGGCCGCGAGGCGGTTAACGATGAGCTCCAGCACCTCGAGGTAGCTACGCACCTTCAGGCTCTCGAGCTCCCCGTTACCGTGGTCGTCGATCTTGCCGCCGGTACCGAACATCATACCCTCGTTGAAGGAGCCGAACTCTGCTCCGCCGAGGAAGGTGATGAGGGCGGTGGCCGTGTCGGCGATATCCTTCCGGAGGTGCTGCGACTTGTAGGCGAGCTCCCACCCGTCCCAATTTACGTTCTCGAAATCCTCCTTGCCGAAGAGGTCGAGGACGGCTTTGTTCAGGTGCTCGTGGGCGAGCCGGGCGGCATTGTCCCACGCCTCCTGCTTCTCATCGGTCGGGATGGAGTAGCCGGGCTCGTAGGTGATGGCGAAGGTGCCGCCCTCGGCCCCGATGGTAGCGGGATCCACGAGCAGGCCCCTGGGGACGGTCATAGTGAGGGAGAAGTCTCCGAGCCGGGTGCTGATCGTCAGGCGCTTGTTGGCCGTGTCCTGCGTAAACACGATTCCCTCCCCGGCAATCAGGGAGAGAAACAGCTTCGTCGCAGCGCTGGCGCGTCTTACAGTTCCTGCCATAGGCCCGTCCTCCTTCCGTTACTTCTTGCTGATGGGGACGAACCGGTGGCGGCGGGGTGCGGGCCTGCCGTTGCAGCCGGAGCCGCTGCGGCTCTTCCAGAAAGCGACAGCACCGGCCAGGTATTCCTGACCGATGCGCTCCGCGTCCTTGGAGGCGGCCGCTATGGCTCTGATGTCCGTCTGCGTGCTCTCGTCACCGTCCTTATACACCACGCCGAAGGGCGTGACGTTGAGCTGGTGGTTGCGCACGAAACGGGCGTAGGCGAAGTAGGCGAGAGCCGCCTTGAGGCCCTCGAAACGACGCTTGACGCCGGCCTCATCCTCGTAGGTGCCGCCGGAGAGCAGCAGCTGCTCATCATCGGAGAGAGCCGGGTCGGGGGTCTCGGCCGTCAGGCGGTCGTACTCCTCGGCACCGATGGCCGGAAGGATATCGAGGCTCTCAGCCTCGCGGATGTAGATTTCCACCCGGGAGTCGTCGATGTTGCGGGCGACCTGCCGGTAGGTTCGGATGTCGTTGACGGTGATGATCATTGTCTTGCCGGGATTAAGAGGGTTTGCACTTCGTCATCTTCCAGCCCGTACACGGTCTTCAGCACGGCCTCCTTGACGGTCTGGTCCTTGGTGGTGTCGAAGATGATCTCCAGCATCTTCTCCGTCGATGCGTCACCGAGGCGCTCGGCCAGGGTGGCGTTGATGCGGTACACCTTGGGGAGGATTTCGTAGTCGCGGTCCGGGTTGATGCCCGGGTCGTGCCAGAAGCCGAACACACGGGCGAACACACGTGAGATAGTGTCCCGCTCGGTCTCCGTGACGGAGTTGTAGAAGTCGTAGGCGTTACGCATCAGGTCCGCCCCGAAGTTCGCGCCCACGTCCTGCGCACGAAGGATGGGCGGCTGCTGGAAAGCCCGGCCGATAATCTCCGGGGTCTTGCTCTCCGCCTTCTCGAAATCCTTGTCGAAGTTGTGGGACTCGAAGGGGATGAACTCCGGCTTCTGCTCGCCGTTCTTGATGCAGATATACATCAGCTTCCCGGCCTCGGTGTCCCCTTGGTACTCGGTGAGCTCCTTCTTCGTCTCGTCCTCCTGCTCCTGGCTGTTGTTGGTATTGTCGTAGTCTATGACCATACCGGCCGGAAGGAAGCCGAACCGGACGTTGCGGTAGGTGATGTTGGAAAGACCCTCCTCCGAGGACATATCCGTCACGACCGCGTCATAGACCGGGCTGGGATAGGTACGGTCACCGTCGCCGGAAAAGTAGAGGATCTGTCCCTTGTAGCCGTTCCAGCCCCCGGCCTCGGAGACCTCCTTGGCGATGACCTCCGGATCGGGGTTGAAGAAGTGGAACCAGACGATATCCTTCGGGTCGAACTTCTTGATTGCGGTATTGCGGCGGCCCCAATCGGGGTGAAGGGCGATCTTGTCGAAGCTGCCGTCCTTATCCGGGGCCTGCAGGCGCAGCCACTCGAACGGGACGTGCTGGATGCTGACAATCTGGTAGAGGGCGTTGTAGTTGACGTGCAGGGCGAAACCCTTGAACCGCGCCAGGTCTTCTCCGACCCCGTCGAGGAGCGCATCGACCGTCGTCCCCTTGGAGTCGATGACGGCCTTATAGAAATCGGCCTGGGCGAAACCCCTGCCGACAATGAATTTCTTGTAGATGCTCATACACGAGCTCCCGGTGGCGCTGGCGTCCACTATCTCGATGAGCCGCTGCGGGTAGTCGTTCTCCTGCCCGAAGCTCTGCACGCCGAGGCTCTTGTTATTGAGGCTCTCGACACGCTTCTCGGTCTTTAGTCTGCTGGCTTTCATTGTTCTGGGTGCTCTGTTTTGAAAAATGGGGCCCGGTTCCGCCCGTAGCGGAGCGCCGGACCCCGGTTTCGTTGTTCACTTTGTCCGGTTACATCGCCTCGGACTACTCCTCCGCGCCCTCGTCGGACTTCTCGGGCTCGTCGGCCGGTTTGGCAGGCTCTTCAGCCGGCTTCTCAGGCTCCTCGGCAGCCTTCTTCGGGGCTTCCTCGACGTCCACGGTAACACCGGCGGCGTCGGCCGCGTCACGGTAGGCGATAGCGGCCTCAACGAGAGCCGCCACGGCCTTCTCCTTGCTCTCGCGGGCGAAGGCGATCTTCTTCTCGTCCTTCTCCTCCGCGCCCTCGAGGTTCTGGAGCTTGGTCGCGGCACCCTTGGCGGTGGTGCGGGCCTTCTTGTAGTTGGCCTCTGCCTCAGCGAGCAGCTCTTCCGGCGATTTCGGGCCATTTTCAGGGGCTTTCGCACCTTCGACGGGTTCCTTATCGGCTTCGGCGCTCTTCGGCGCTTCTACGCCATTTGACGGGGCTTCTGCGGCCTTCTTCGGTGCAGTCGCACCGGCGGCCTGGCGGTTCACGTACTCCAGCAGGCGCTCGTCGAGGTCTTCGGGGACCTTCGAGAAGAGGGGGCGATAGCTGGGATTGGTAGAGAGGTGATAGAGCGCAAGCTCGTCCGTCAGGTTGTGACGGGTGGCGAGCTTGGCGTTGTCTCCGTTGACAACATCGACGAGCAGGGCACCGGCCCGGAGCTCGAAACTGGTCTTTGCTTTCTCCATAATCTTCGTGATATCGGATTTCATAAGCAGGACGTAGGCGTCCATCCAGCACTCGGAGCAGCTCTTGTTGAGCTGGGCCCTGAAGGTGGCCGTATAGAGCGCCTCGGTCTCCTGACGGAAAGCCGCGTCGGTCTTGATGAGCTCCCGTACCTGGGCGTTCGTCAGACCGGCGTAGCGTTCCCTATATTCCTGCGGTGTCATAGGCTCTTACTGTTCGTCGTAGAGGGCCTCGTAGGCGGTCTGCGTGGCGTCTGCGGAGGTCTTGTAGAAAGACTTCGGAAGCTCGCTCTCGCGCTGGTTCTCGCCCGTGGCGATGGTGATGGTGTAGATGACACCGTCGCCGTCGGTGGTGGGGGCGGAGAGGTCGGAGAGCTCCAGACCGTTCTCCCAGCCGTAAACCTCGAACTTGGTCTCGCCGCTCACGGTGTCCTTGTTCTTGGTGACCGCGATGAAGCGAGACTTCGCCAGGGCGTTGATCTCGTCCTTGACGTTCTGGTTCTTCAGGAAGGCGCGGAGGATGAGGCTGTGGTTGAAGCCCGTGCGGTAGGTGCCCTTGTTGAGAGGGGAGTCGCCCTCGAAGGCGTTCTTCTCGGAGGTGTAGTGGTAGCCGGTCTTGCCCGTCTTGAGGACGAGGTCGCTGATGACGTTGCCGGTCACGACACTCTGGGTGCGGTCAACGTCGTCGAAGTTGATCAGCACCAGCTCGGCCTCGAGGCCCGGGGCAGAGTTCTGGCAGGCGGCGAGGGCGAGGTTCTGTGAAAGTTGTGCGCAATTAGGCATAGCTGAAATTCTGTTTGAGGGTTGATAAAAATGGGAGGCCGGTTAGGGTTTTCGCCTTGCGGCCCCGGCCTCCCCGTGTCTGGACTACTGACCGAACACGAAACGATCGAAGTTCAGCAGCTCCGCGTCGATGCGGCCAGCGGCCTCGATGTGGTTGACGTGGGACGGCTTGTCGTAGAAGACGTCGAGCTCGTCGAAGCTCTCCTCCTCGGGGGTACCGACGGCCAGGTTCTCCTGCTCAATCAGCACGGCGCGGTGCGGCTTGTAGTAGGTGTCGCCCAGGTCGTTGTAGCCCTGAATCATTTCGTCCCAGATCGGCATCGGGACCACGTCCACACCGCGGAACTTGAAGGCCTTGAGGCCGTCCACGAGGTTGTGGTAGGTGAGCTCGTGATGCTCGACGCTGGACAGATACTGCTCGTAGCCGTCCGCGATGGTCTGGGTGATATAGAAGCGGGCCTTGCCGCGCTTGCGCACGTTAGGCTTCAGCTTGTAGTACATCGTGTTGAGCACGTTGTACGCGGCGTTCGGGGTCATAGCGGCCAGCTGGGCGGCCTTGGAGGCCTCGTTGTTGGCGGCGATGGTGACGAGCTTCGTGCTGTCGGCGGTCACGGCAGCCTGCAGCTGCTTGAAGAAACCGTCGAGCAGGTTGAAGTAATCGACGTCCAGACCGGCGGTGATGATACCGCCGTCCACGACGGAGGTCTTGTGCTCGGTGTCCTTGGAGTAGTACACCTTACCCTCCTGGGCGTTGCCGGTGGCGGCGGAGCCAGCGAGGTAGATGACGGTGCCATTGGCCAGGGCGCACTTCACGGCTCCCTCGGTGGTCGCGGTCACGGCCAGATAGACGGTACCGACGAGGGCGGAACCGGCGGTCTGCTCGGTGGCGGCAGCGGTCGGGAGCTCGGAGACGTGGTAGTTCGCGGCGTCCTTGTCGTTGAACCACACCAGACGGATCAGGAAGTCCTTGATGGCGTCCTTGAGGACGGTCACGAGGATATCCATATAGTCCGTGTCGGTGAGGTCGTCGATGCGGACACCGTTGTTGCGGCAGTAGGTGGCGGCCGTGTCGTTCAGGTTGTCAGCACACTCGGTGATGATAATCTGCCAATCCACGGGGTCCCACTCCACGGCGCGGGTGTTGATGTTCCAATCCTGCGCCTGGGGGTTGCAGCCCTGCTTCTTCTTACCCACCAGGCCGGAGCCGGTGATGAAGCCGATCTGCTTCTTGTACTCGATGCCCGTCCAGATGGAATGGAGGGCAGCCAGCTCGGGGGCCTGGGTGAGCTCCTCGAAAACGAGCTCGTTGATGGCCCTAATTTCCTCTTTACTGAAGTCGAACTTCGTAAGGTCGAGTTTTGATCTCTGAGGCATAGTGCATTGATTTTTAGGGGTTACGGATTACTCGGCCTTCGGGCCGTTCTTCTTGCGGTTGTTGCGAATCTCCTCCTTGATGTCGCTGGCGGTCTTCGCGGTGGTCTGGACGCGGGTGTTCCGCTTCTGGCCGTTCTGGCGGGCGGGCACCTGGTAGTTGGACTTGATGTTGGCGCGAAGCTCCTTGATGAGCTCGGCTGCATCGGACAGCTGCTGCTTGAGGCTGGCGTTCTCGGCCTTCAGGTTGGTCACCTGCTCCTCGAGGTTCTGTTCGCCCTCGCCGGTCTTGGTGTTGCCTTCTTCGCTGCCCTCGCCGCCTTCACCGCCGTCGCCGGAGGCTTCCTCGACCTTGGTCACGACGCCGCCCTCGATGGTCACGGTGCGGCCGTCCGCAATCGTGAAGACTCCGTCGGGGGAGGCTTTGGTCTCACCCTCGACAAGGGTGTCGGTCTCCTCTTCGGTCTCGAAAAGGACGTTGCCCTCGGGGTCGGTGAATTCGTAGTTGGTCACCACGCCGACGGCTCCCAGCAGGGAGTTGAGGAACTCACTCGCACGCTGCTTGAGGTTCTTTTTCGTTTCTTTGCTCATAAAGCGTTGATTTTTAGATGATTTGAGATTTGTGTTATAGGCGTTGATCCGCGAAATGAATCCCCAGGATAGGAGTTCCTCTGCGGTCCTTTCCTTCTGCTCGTTCATGATGGCTTCCAGCTCGGCCCGGTCTTTCCCGGTGCGGTCTGCATAGATGTCCAGAATCTTGTTCTGCAGCAGACGGGCGTTCTCGGCAGCCTTCTCGAGGTCATCGACACTTCCAGAAGCGAAGCCCTGCACCTGATGTATCAGGGCCAGGCAGTTCGGGTTGGCGGTGCGGTTCGCAAGAGGGGCGGCGAGGAGAAGCACGACGGCCATGGAGTGGCAGCCCCCCTCGATGTTCATGTAGATATTCCGGCCGGAGGTGCGGAGGCGGTCATAGATGGCCAGCCCTTCTTCGACCTCCCCGCCGGGGCAGTGGATATTGAACTTGAAGTCAGTCTCCTCCGGATGGTCCTCGAAGAGCTTATCAACGAACTCGAGGGAGAAGACACCCTCATAGCCGTCCCACCAATAAAGCCAGGCATTCGCCTCGTTGGCGACCGGGTTATGGAGTTTAATTTCAATCATAGCGCTCGATTTGTGTTTGTATTGCAATCACCTTTCGGCTGCAAAAGTGGCGAAAAGAATCCGTAAATCATTGGCCAATCTTTTTACCAATCGCTGATATCCTCGCTCATCTTGCGTATGATCTTCCGCAGGTTATCCTCGCTCACGAAGCATTTCCGGCCCACCTCGATATAGGCGTCCATCTTCGCCATCCCGGACGCCAGGCAGCGCTGGAAGAGTTCATAGACATAGATGTTCCGCTCGATATTGCCCGATAGGATGCCCGCCTTCACGAGCATCCTGCGGGTATCGGCCGGGAGCGATATTGCAAGGTCATAGACGGTCATAGGCTCATATCTTGGCTGAATTCTCGATTTTGGCGTACTGCTCCTCGGCATCGCGGACGTCTTGTACGCTGGTGTAGATTTGAATCTCGCGCACGGCGGCATCGAAGCGCTCTCCGACCTTGTCTGCCAGCACGTCATAGTCAATGGCCACGGGCTGCGGCTCATAGGCAGGGGAGGCCCCGCCGTTCCTCGCTGCAAAGCCGGTGTCAGGGATGCCCCCGTGCTTGCCGAGGTAGCTGATGAGATTGAGAAGTTCAGGGAAGGCCTTGGACGGCCGGGAGCTGATGATGCGCTCGTCGCCCTCGGTGTTCACCAGGACACCGCCCTGCTCGTGCTTCGGCCCCTTCACCATGCCACCCTCGCGGGCCGTCGGGATTGGCTCTGCAATGATGGCCGCAATCTGCGCGGCGCCCAGGGCCACGGCTATGCCGGTGAGCACTCCGGTAGATACGCCGAAGTCAACCTTCGGGACCTCGGCCCAGATTTTCATGATGGCCTTTGCGGTATCGATGGCCACCTGCGCCACGGCCAGCGCCTTCTCGCGGACGGCCTGATCATGGGCTATCTTTGCCTTCTTCTTATCAAGCTCCTCATCCATCTGCGCCACCTTCGCGTCGTACTCCTTCTGGCTGATGAGGCCGGCATTGAGGGACTTGTCGAGGGACTTCTTCTTGGCGTTGTTATCCGCCTCGGCCTTCGCCACCTCCCGGTCTCCGAGGCTGGAGAGGACGGAATTGAGGCTGGTGAGAATCTGCATGCCGGCATCGGCATACTGCTGGAGGTTGTCTATCTTCTGCTGGTTATGCTCGGCCATAAGCTGCGCCAGCTCTTCCTCCAGCTCCGCCCGGCGCTCGGCTGACAGCTCGGCCAGCTCCAGCTCCTTCTCCAGATACTCCTTCTTGATCCGGAACTGCTCCCGGGCATTGTCCCACGACAATTTCAGTTCTTTGTCGAGGGTGGCCTGCCGCAGCTTGGCCTCCTGCTTCGCCAGGGCGGCCTCCTGCTCGTAGGTGGTGAGCCCGGCCTTCTTTCGGTCGGCGATGAGCTGCTTCTGCTTCTCGATGGAGAGGGCGAGCTTCTCGGTCTCCACATCGGAGAAGTTCCGGAGGTCGGTCTTATAGACACGGTCGAGAGCGTCTTCGATATCCTTCCCGGCCTTATCGACAGCGCCCTGGCGAATCTTCCTGATCTGTTCTGCCTCCTGCTCGGCCAGCCCTTTCTCGTAGAAGGCTATCTCCTCCGAGGTCATGGTGACGTCGTCCATCAGGGCTTGTCTGGCGGCCTTGAACTGTGCCCGGGTCTCCTTGATCTGGTCTTCGACCGAAAGGCCCCCAGCGAGGTCTATCATAGCCTCTACGGCGGCCCGCTGGTGGTCGGTTATCTGCTGGAGCTGCTGGACGGAGAAGGCGTCGTAGGCCTTATCGAGAACCGCGAGGGAATCCTTATACTCCTGGGCCGTGATCTTGCCGTACTTCCGCTGGAGGGCGAGCTTCCGGCGCTCGTTCTTATCCTGCAGGTCGTAGGCCTTCGCGGCGGCCACGATATCATGCTGGAACTTCGCCTCGGCGTTCTCGGCGGCGGTGAGGCTGGAGTTGTAATCGTACTGCTCCTGAATCTTCAGGGCCTCCTGCTGAAGCTTGAGCAGGGCGTCGTAGTGCTTGGCCATAGCGTCGTAGTGCTTGTCGGCCATCTCCTTCCTGCGGTCGTACTCGCGCTGCTGTATCTCGAGGCGCTTGTTGGACTGCTCCTGCAGGGATTGGTTGTAGGTGTTCACAGCCTCGTAGTAGCTCTTCAGCGCCTCTTCCGCAGCCTTCTCCTGCTCCTTGGTCGCCTTCGCGTCCTGGCCCTTCTTCCGGATGAGCTCATCGAGGGCGGCCTTCTGCAGCCGGTAGTTCTCGAGAGCCTGCTTCATAGCCTCGTTCTCGGCCTTGATGCGCTCCTCGGCGCTGGCTATCTCGGCGTTGGCGAGCTCGTTCGCCATCTCCTCCTTCTTCCGGGCTATCTGCTCGGCCGTGGCGCCGGACTTGATCATCGCCGCAATCTCCTTGTCGTAGGCCAGGACGATGTTCGTCTGGTTGTAGATGAGCGTGGCGTTTGTCTTGGAGATAGCCTGCTCGGTCTTGCGCTGCTTGCGCTCGTAGGCCTCGGCCGACTTGGTCGCCTTATCCATAGCGCTCTGGTTCCCCCCGAAAGCCTTCGTCAGCGCGAACACACCGGCCGCCAGCAGGGCTATTCCGGTGACCAGGAGGACGACGGGGTTCGCAGCAAGGGCGGCGTTCCAGAGCCATTGTGCGGCAGCGGCCAGCTTCGAGCCGGTGGTCTCAGCCTTCAGCATAGCGGCGTGAGCCGCCTCGGCCTTCGTAGCCCGGACGGTCTGGTCGATGCCGACCTTCCGGACGATGTTCGAGGCGAGCTGATAGACGTTGCTCTGCTTCTGGGCGGCGTTCTGCAGCTGAATGGCCGCCTGAAGGGCGACGGTCGCAGCCTGCATATTCTTGATCACCTTCTTGTACTCCTCGCTCTCCTTGGTGGATAGGCCGAGGATGGACTGATAGGCGGCGAAGCCGGCGGTCAGCGTGGTCAGGGAGTTGGAGAGGGTGTCGAGCCCCCGGGTGTCGGATGCGGCCGCGTTGACCTGCTGGTTGATATCAGCCTGGGCGTCCTTCAGCTTGGCGAGCTCCTCAACGTGCTGGCGGTAGGCCTCACTGTTCTCGTCCCCTTGGAGCTTCAGCGCCACCAGCGCGTCGGTGTGGGCCCTGATCTCCTCCTTGAGACTCTTCAGCGCACCCTCGTAGTTGCCGACGTTCCGGGTATAGACACCGTAGTCCTCCTCCATTTCCTTGATCTTGGCGTTGAGCGCCTCGACCTCCTTCGTCTTGGCGGCAAAGCCCGGGTCGGTGGTCTTCATCGCCCGGAGCTCATCCTTCGCGATGGAGAGCTGGGCGCACATCCCCTTCAGGGTGTCTTTGTACTTGTTCTCGGCGATGATATTGTTCTGGATGCCCCGGGAGAGTTCGCCGACCTCCTTCCGGTACGCCTTCTTCTCCTCGGTCAGGAGGGAGAGCTGCTGCTTGACTTCGACGTAGCGCTGGCGCTCCTCGGCCGTGGCACGGTTGTTTTGCTTGAGCTCGTCGCGCAGGGCCTTCTCCCTGGCGGCGATCTCGTCAATCTTGATTTCATACGACGCCATCTCCTTGAGGGCGTCGGTCATATTGAGCTCGACTTCGAGCAGCACTCTTTTATCGGCCATATTCGTAGAAAAATTTTAATTAAAACTTGTTTATTTGTGCTCGTTTTCTTAATTTAGCCCCAGAAAACCAATCGGATATGTTCACGGAACTCATCATAACGGTCGCCAAGTGGGTCTTCATAGGGCTCGCGGTCTTATGCATCCTGGCCGGTCTTTTCGTGAAGTCCAAGGACGTCCACGTCGATAACGACCCGACGCATTTCCCGCCGGTGTTCTAATCATCATCCCCTGACAATTGCAGCAGCTCCACGTCCGCCACGCGGGCGCTCTTCGTCGTGAGCTTCAGTATCGCGTAGAAGTGGCCCAGGGTGTAGCTGTACACCGGGACGGAGAGGTCGAGGGCGGCCAGCTCCGCCGGAGTGATCAGCACGCTCGCCTTCAGCACGCTCGGATGGCGGACGAGCTTCTGGTAGAGCAGGTATTTCCGCTGCAGCACGCTCTTCCACTCCAGACGGTCGAAGGTGATGACCGGGCGCGTCCCGCCGGATGGGGTCTGCTCGGTGGTACCATTGTACCGCAGCACCCTCGCGGCCGCATCTTCCTTGAACTGCAGGTTATCCTCGAGGTCGGTCGAATACAAGTCCACCTGCGACTCGTTGGGGAACTGCGCATCGGTGACGGAGCCGCCCTCGACAGTGTAGAGCTCGATGTAGTCATCGGGGGCCGGGGCGAAGTCCAGCGTCACCAGGTCTTGCTCCTTGTCGAGGGTCTCGTTATCCACGAGGATATCGGCGTCGCAGTTCTTCATCACGGTCTCCTCCTCGGCATACTTGCAGTGGTTGACCTGCGCGAAGCCGGAGAGCGACATCCCCTTCTCGGAGGGGAGCCCGCCGGTGAGCATCAGTCGGTCAGTCCAATCCAGCGCCAGGCTCCGGTTCTCGAAGAGGGTGTCCACGCGGACGAAGTGGATGGTCTGGCTGTCCGGGCACACCGCGAAGACCCCCTCCAGCTTCATCAGGTTCTTCAGCAGCTGGCTCTCCGTCCAATCCGGGAGGTTGTAGTACAGCGGGAAGAGGCCACCCGGGAGCACGAGGTCATCCGTCTCGTGGTCAAGCCGGAGCTCGCCCATATTTAGGATAGTCCCGCTCTGCCCGTTGTAGGCCGCCAGCAGCACGATGTATTTGTAGTCGGTCACGGACAGCTCCTCCTCCACGTCCTGCTGCAGCTCCCACTCGTCAATCTTCGTGTCGTAGGTCTGCACGTCCGGCTGGAATGAATAGACGTTCTCGAGGCGGATGTCCTTGAGGTACCGGTTATTCGGGTTGCTCATATTGGCATCCTCATCCACAGCTATCACGCGGAAGAGCGAGTAGGAGGACTGTGGACAGCCGATAGTGCGAATCCGGAAGCCCTGGCGCATCTTCAGCGTTATTGTCTCGATGCCGTCGATGTTGTAGATGCCGTTATCCTTCTCGGTGTCATAGAGGCCCTCGAGGTCGGTGTCATAGTTGGCACGCGGCTTGAGGAAGGCGTAGCCCATCGCATAGGCTCCGGAGACCCCGCCCTGCTTGATAAGCAGCTGGCCGTATCGGATTTTGAAAGCCTGGTTCTCAAGAGAGCGCTCATCGGCCGCCCGACCGAGGATGGGGATGACATACTCATTGAAAATCTCCGGGTTGTCGATGGTGATGCCGTCCCGGAGCATAATCTTCGAGAGAATTTCGCTGACGGGGAGGTACGGGTGCCCCAGGGGCGCTGCATAGCCGTAGTTCACGCGGGAGCAGAACCGGGAGTTATTCTTGACGTTGTACTCGCTCCACGTCACGTAGTCACTGTCCCCTTGGAGCGTCCGGAGCTTATTGTCGAAGAGGGTCTGGAAGACCGAGGCGTTTCCCCAGACGAAGGAGAAGCGCAAGGCGGTGGGCGTGATGGTCAGCAGCGTCCCGTAGCCGACGAATATCAGCACACCGTCACGGAAGTAGCGGGCCGCGTGGCGCCTGAAGCCGAAGAGCGAGCTGCCCTCCGGGAGGTGCGCCATCTCCACGGCCCGGAGGTTCCTCGGGGTGGCCGGGAAGTCCACCGAGTTCGTGCGGTTGGAGACGATGTTGTCGATGTCGGTGAAGAAGGGGCTCTGGTACACCAGCTGCGCCGCCTTCCCCTCGGCCTGATCCATCAGCACGCCATTGATGTAGATTTCTTCTGTCATAACGCGTCAGTATTGGAGGATGAGACGGGGGAGGTCGAAGGTCGCCTCGATGGAGTGGCGCTTGTCACGGGTGCGCATCTTGCCGGTGAACTTCGCCGGGGAGAGGGCAATCCACTTCGCCAGGCTCTCGTTGTACCACTCAATCGAGGGGGAAAAGGGGAGGCGCTTGAGGACGTTGTAGTCCTCTGGCGGGATATCGTCAGCGCCGACGGTCACGCGGTTCTCGGTGGTCACGGAGTAGGCCCGGCTGTTCGTGCGGGCGACGGAGTCCACCACGACCTCGTAGGAGCTCACCTGCTTCACGCTCTCCTCGAACTCCTGGCGCCGGGAGAACATCCAATAATCGACACCACCCTGCATATTGATCCAGCGGACGTAGAAGGGCTGGTCGGGGGTGCAGGCGGCCACCACGGCCTTCCCGCCTATGGCCGTTCCGGTGTAGGTGGTGTGGGTGGTACCGTTGGAGGTCAGGACGGCGACGGTCAGGTCGTAGCCGGTGTATTTCCGCAGGCTCTCAAAGCGCGTCAAAGCCTTATTCAGCCACGCCGACATATCGGATGACTCTCCGACCTGCGCTGCCGCATTGAGGGCTATGAACGTCCCCAAATTGACGTCATTGGGGCCGACGGCACGGTAGCGGAAAGAGAGGGCCCGGTCATAGGAGGCGATGCCGAGCTGGCGGTTGAAGGCCGTCCGGACGACGCTCGATACGTCGAAGCGGGCGATGCCCTCGAAGGTCTCGGCCTTGAGAGTCTGGAAGAGCTGGCCGGTACCAGCGTCGTAGATGCGGAGCGTCACCGTCTCGATGTCCTGCGAGTTCAGCTCCGCGATGAAGGCCGCCGGGTTGAAGGCGGTGTGGTAGGTGGCAGGGGTCTGCCAAGAGGGTGTTGATGCCATAGTCGTTACTTGTTGAAGAATTTATTCCTGATCTGTGTTTCAATGAGCGTCGAGACGCGGCCGTTGAGCCGCTGCTGGAACGCCTCGACGGCTGGACTGATGACGCGGTCCTGGCGGGACTTGTCGCGGTAGAGCTTCGAGCCGTATTTGCCGATGTACCACTTCAGGCGCTTCGCGGCGGTCACGTACTGCTCCGGGGTCAGGCCGCTCTCCGGGAAGCCCCGGGAACGGCACCACTCGGCCAGGGAGTTGATGAACTGCTGGCGCTCTCGGTCGGAGCCCTTCTTCCGGAACGGGCCGGAGCCCTTGTCGAGGACACCGAAGTAGGACGCACCGGAGAGATATCCGACCACGGCCTCACCGGCGACGTGGACTTCCGTCTCCAGCGAGGCTATGGTGCGCCCGGTGACCTTCTGGCCAGCAGCTATGTGGCGCTGGGTGATATCAGCCACCATCAGCTGCAGCTCATCGGCGAGGATATTTTCGAGTCTTTCCATCGATGACCTTGTTATAGCGTTTCTCGTATTTGTACTCCTCGAGGTCGGTGAAGAGAATGCCGAACACCTTCGAGTACTCCCAGCGGAGGATGTCGTCGGGATCCTGGGAGTAGGCCTTGGCCAGCGCCTTGACCGTACCCATATCCCCGACCTTCTTCGCCAGCTCCTTGATGCCGGCCGTGATCTGGTCCGGCTCCGGCTCGAAGGTGAGCAGCTGCTGTTCCTTCTCGAGCCAGCCCTTGAACTCATCGACGACCCGGCGAAGGGCTTTCACCCGGCGGCCAATAGGCAGGAGGCGCGGGCTCCAGCCGTAGAGCTCCACGAAGGCGTCCCGCATCTTCTGGTAGGTGCTCCGGCTGTCATCCCGGAAGATATCGCCCAGGGCTATGCGGTTCCCGTAGGTGAAAGCGCCGCCCGCGATATCGAGGTGGCCGATGACGTATTTCCCTATCCGTACCATAGCGTCAGCAGAGCTTGTAGCGGGCCTCAAAGACGAGCAGGACGGACACGGCGGCCGCATCGAAGCGCGGGGGCTCCGGGGTCACCTTGAACTCCTCCACGGTCTCGAATTGGCCGCTGGCGTTGAAGGCATTGATGAAGGGAAGCACGGCCTCCTCCTCGATCTGTTCACGGATGCGCTCGCGGTCGATGGCGTCCCCTTGGAAGTTCTCGCGGTCGGCCAGGCGCATAAAAGAGAGCTCCACCACCACGGCCTTCTTGAGGCCATAGCGGAGGATGTAACGGCCATCCTGGGAGGGGAACTCCTCGAGGAAGACCATAGGATAGGGGCGGTCATCCGCCTTGGCGTTCATCATCTTCGAGGTCTCGTACTCGAAGGCGTAGCCGGGGCAGGCCCCGGTGCAAATTGCTTTAATCTTATCTATCAGTGACATAGCGATATGGGTGTTATGTTCTACTCCATTTGTTGCGGTACTGTGAGCCCTTTGTCTCGCAGATGCCCGTGAGCATATCGGGCGCATCGTCGTGGGCGTTGTGGCCCTCCCGGCGGAAGGATGTCACGGCATTGTAGAAGAGCGGCCAGCGGACGTTCCAGCCCCTGGGCATATAGATCGTGTTCTGCACCTCGGCGCTCTTGCCGAAGATGCGCACCTCCTTGTTGGCCGTCTGGTCGAGGTCGATGAAGGCGGTGTTCCGGTTGGCCAGCTCGCGGCAGGCCTTCTCGACGTTCCTACGGAAGCCCCGGCCGCCGTTGTTGCTCTCAATGGTGGCCGTGGCCACGCCGTTGCGGGTGAGCATCCGGGCGGTCTCCGGCTCCGTGAACTCCATAGGCTTGTCGGTGTAGAGGACGTCCAGCATATAGCAGTCTCCATTGTCAAATTCCGCGTAGCAGCCGGACGCCAGGAAGTCGGTGCCCTTGTCGGCTGTGTCGGTGTAGTTCTTGATGACGTAATGGCCGACGGGGAGGACGTCGTACTCCCGGAAGCCCCTCTCGTACATCAGGCCCTGCATCGGCCGGGCGTTCTGCATATACTGCGTATCGAAGACGTAGGGCTCGACCTCCTGCAGGTGGTGGAGCTCGGCGAGGCTGTGCTTGAAGGCCCACAGCGGGTGCTCGTTGCCCTCCTCATCCACAGAGATCGCGGGCAGGCAGATGACCTTCCATTTCCCGCCCTCCTCGATGCGGCCTTCGGTCTTCAGCAGGTAGCCGCAAAGGTCGCGCTCGTGAAGGCGCTGCATAATGATGACCGTCGGCGTGAAACGGGAGTTGGCGCGGGAACGGATGGTGTTCTCATACCTGGCGTTCACGCGCTCACGCATCACGTCGGAGACAGCGTCCTCGGGCTTCAGGGGGTCATCCACGAGGATAGCCCCGGAGAACCGGTAGCCGGTTTCTTCCGGAAGCAGGGCGGCCGCCTGATCGTAATCGAGGAGGTCGGGGTCGTCCACGTCGTTAACCTGGCCAGCGCCGAAGCCGGTGACCTGGCCGCCGGAAGCCACGGCGTAGAGCCCGCCGCCGACGGTGGTCTTCCACTTCTTCGTGCCCCGGTCGAAGACCAGGACTTCGGGATAGAGCCTCCGGTAGTAGTCGCTCTTGACGGTCTCGAGTATCTCACGGCTGTTGTCGATGACAAGGTCGGCCGAGTAGGAGACGTGGAGGAAGAGGGACTGCGGGTTCACGGCCAGGCCTTTCGCCACGAGAGACTTGATGAGCTCGGTCTTGCCGTATCGGGGCGGGACGTTTATCATCGTGTTACGGTACTCTGGGTCTCCGGCGATGATGCGGTCGATGGCGTTGGCGATGATACGGTGGTGCTCACCGACGACGTACCGGCGATTGTTCTTCATCTTGAACATATACCGGGTGAAATTGAGGGTGGATTCATCCGTCCACGCCCTTGTCGCGTCGAGGTCAGTTGCCATATCAGTATTCCTCCTCCAGCTTTCCCCTGAACTCCTTGAGCTCCTTTGCCGTCAGGGGGCGTGGCGGCTCCGTGGCGGGCGCTGAACGCTCGCCGCCCCTTGCGGTATTCACCCAGTTGTTGGGGTCTAAATTCGTGGCCATAAATATCAATGCCGGGGTGTCCGGCGGGAAGTATATCGTCTCGCGGACAGCCTTGACGGTCTTGAGCTCCGGGTCATAGTATTCGCGCTTCTTCTTGCCGGTGGCCGGGTCGTACTCTATCACCTTGGTAAGACCGGCCTCCTGGCGCTCGACGGTCTCGCGGTGGCCGAGGGCCTTCTTCTTCAGGGCGTTCGTCACCTCGGCAAGGGTCGAGACGGAGAAATGCTCGTTCGCGCGTTTTATGGCATCCGAGAAATCCGACTTCCGGGACCACGCCTTGTAGGTGTCCCAGGTGATCTTGAACTTCTCGCAGAGCTGCTTGATGGGCGCACCGCACCGCTGCGGGTAGAGGCCGTTTTCCTCCACCCACGCCACTATCTCGTTAAGAAGCTCCGGGCTGTATTTTGCCATTGTTCAGCGGTTTATCGGTGTTCTCTTGAAGCGACGCATCCCCTCCCGTACTCGGGGAGGGGTGCATCTGTTGTTGTACTGTTACGGCCAGAGCTCGGCCGGGAGCTGCCCGTCGTGGACTATCTGGTAGGCGAACCGCCAATTCCGGCAGGTGTGGTAGTTCCGGTCGGAGCCGTGCGGCTCGAGGTGGTAGTCCGGGAGCTTGCGTATCTCGATGCGCTCGGCGTCCTCGATGACGATGCCGGTCTTCCCGTCGTCGTACTGAAGGACGGAGCCGGGCTTGTAGCGGAAGGCGACGTGCAGGTTGTCTTTCCAGCGGTAGGGCTCCGTGACCCCGCAGAGGTAGTAGAATTGTGCCGGGGCTTCGTTGAGCCGGGCTCCTACCAGGCGCTTGACCTTACCGTGCTTGGAGAAGTGGGAGCTGTACGTCCCGACCAGACAGCGGGCGCAGTGGACGGACAGATCAAAGCCCGCCACGTACTTCAGCCAGAGGAACCGGAAGTTCTCCTTGGTGGTGAAGAGGCTAATCGTCGGCACGCCGGGCGCGGTAACTCTTCTCGATGGTGTCGGATAGTCCATAGCGTTTTCCATTGGGGAGGGGCAGGTTCCACTCGAAGCGGAGCCCCTCGATTATACGTTCTTCATCAATCTGCTGGTCGCGGCAGGCCACTATCTGGAAGGCCTGGGCGTTATAGTAGATGGCGGGCTTGCGCGATATCAGGGCCGCTATGGCCTCGATATCGGCCGCCGTGTGGAACTTCTGGTAGAACCACTCGCCGTTCCGGAAGATGCCAGAGAAGTTATCCTTGTCGTAGAACTTCACCAGGGAGTCCTCCACGCGCACCACCTTCGTAGCGATGCGCTTCGCCTCCTTCTCGTAGGAGCGGCCGGATATAAAGACCATCCCGCCGGGCCTGCAGAGGCCGATGACGGAATGGATCACGGCCTGCTCGGCCTCCTTGCTGTCGACGCTGTTGAGGACGGAGTCGCAGACCACTATGTCGAAGAGGCCCCGGCGCTCGATGGCGGCGGCCACCCGCTTGAAGTCCCCGATATTCCCGGCCACGTCGATATCGTTCGTCCCGGGCTTCTGGTAGTAGGGCTCCACGGCGATGACGTCGTAGCCCTCGCGCATCAGGCGGAAGGCGTAGTCCTTCTGACCGGCCCCGAAGTCGAGGATCCGCGTGGTCTTCGGGAGGCCGTGAATGTAGTCGAGGGCATACTTCTCGTAGAGGAAGCTCCGGTTGGAGTTCGCCTCGCCCTTGCGGCCGTCGCGGAGGCGCTTCTTCTGGGCGTAGCGCTGCTGGTAGGTTTTCTTCTCGAGCATATCGTAGGAGAACACGCCGTACTGCTTGGAGAGGTAGCCGACGGCCTTGGCCATCTTGCGCTCATCGAGGCAGAGGCAGTCGATATCGTGGCCGGTGACCTTCGCGGCCCAGGCATAGGCGGCGCTCACGCGCACCCGGCCGTCCGGGGTGCAGAGCGGACAGCCGAAGTCCCCGTACTTGATCAGCAGCTTCGCCAAGATATTGCACATCGCGTTCATATCCCCGAGCGCCTCGATGCGGATATCGCGGTTCTTGACCCGGTAGAAGGTGCCAGGCTCGAACGTGCCCGCCAGGCGCATTTGCGGGGCCTTGGGCGACACTTCCACCTCGCAGGCATTGTGCAGCTGGTTGAAGCGTACCTCGTCGGCGTAATTGAGGTTATGGAGGACGTAGGCCGGTGTCTCGGTGATACCCTCGGCGTTCATCGCCTTGGTGCGCTGGTGCCCGGCGATGATGACGTGGTTCTCCGCCCTGACGAGGATGGGCTTGATGATGCCCAGCTCCCGGATCGACCGGCGGAGCGTCTGGAAGCTCTCATCCGAAAGGAAGCGCGGGTTGTACTCCGCGCCCTTGATGTCGGCGATCCGGACGGTCTGCATACGGAGGTTACTCATCGCCGTCCCCTCCATCCGCTTGCTCTCCAGCCTCCAGACCGAGCAGGGAAGCCACGAAGCCGAAGCTCGCCCCGACCTTCTCAACGTGCTCGTCATAGCGTCGTGAGAGGGCCTCGAATTCCTCCTCGGTCATCTGTATCTTCTTGTTGTTGAACTGCAGGAGGAGGCGCTGCGAGGTGGTGCTGCCGGCCTCGGAGCCGGAGCCCCCGGAAGAGCTGCCGCCGGACGAGCCGCCGGGTTCCGGTGCGCTCCAGACCGGGGTGTTCCACTTCTGGAGGGGGAGGGACTGCCAGACGGGGTCATTGGCGATATCGTCCCAATTATAGCGGCCCCAGGAGTTATTGTCCTTGATGACGATTTCGTACATCTTCTCGAGGGGCGTGTCCTCCGGGTAGATCACGCAGGGGGCGCTCTCATACTCCAGCTCCATAGAGGCCTGCAGGCGCATATTGCCGCCCAGGGCTACGCAGGTCTCGGAGGCGGGGTCGGGGGTGACCAGGACGCCACGGCCGACGTAGAGCTCCGGGGTCTCCTCGAGGCTGGTCTTCAGGCTGTCGAGGTCGTCGCGCGTCCACTCGCGGGGGTTGCGGGGCAGGCCCTCGATCTGTCCCTCGTTAAGGGCGAGGGCCGCCAGCGGCAGGACACCGACGTAGGCCCGCACCCCGTTCCACTCGATGGGGGAGAGGGCGAGGGTCTGCATCCATTCCGGGAGGCCCTTGTAGTTGATTTTCTTGTTTGCCATTGTATCTGTGATTTAGAGTTTGTGCGCTAAAAAGAAACGGGTCGAGGATTGTGGGGGAGCCCCCGTTTCTCCAGGCTGTGCTTGCATTTGTGGATTTCAGCCCTGATATGTAAAGAGCTGTTCCCACGCCTCGGTCTTCTTCAAATCTTTCTCGTTGTGGTGCAAAGTTAATAAAATGATTGCAATACAATCACATTGTCGTTGCGGATTTCAGTTGCAGGCGGCGCGAAGCAGCTGGAGGGTGGAGCCGGAGAGGAGGTCGTCGGGGATGACGCGCAGGACCCGCCAGCCGAAGAGGGCGGCGGTGTTGTACTTCTCCATATCGGCTATGAATCCCTGGGCGCGGGTGTGCCGTCCGCCGGTCCACGCGCCGCCCTCGACCTCCAGCGCCACCTTCCGGGAGGGGACCGCGTAGTCGAAGCGCCACTTCCGCGTCGGGTGGAATTGAAACTCCTTCACGACCTCGATCCCCAGCTCCTTCAGGCACGTCTCTGTGAAGAGGTCGCGCTGCGGCCCTTTCGGGCCCCGTTGAGAGCCCTTCGTCTTCCGGGCGGCCCCTTTATCAGCCCGGGGCCTCCGGGTCGCCGTAGCGGCCCGTGAGCCCCCTTTGCTGACAAGTGCGCGGTACTCCGCCGCCGTCATTACTTCTTTCGCCACGGCCAGGGTAGTTTCTTGATCCACTTGGCGGCCTCGTTCACGATGATGGTGAAGAGGATGGCCACGATGATGATGGTGACGATGGCGGCCCCGGTGGCCCAGATGAATTTCACGGCTTCCCAGATTGACCGGGTGACGTCCGATAGTGTAGCTATCATAATCAAAAAACAAAAATCAAAAACCGAAAACTATAATGCTGAAACTGGCCGCACCCGAAGCCTGCGCGACGCCTTCGCGCGGCCGCCCTGACTGCCGGGGTCGAAGCCCAGACCCCACGCGGGCGTCGCCGAGGACTCGGTTGACGACCAATACCAATCATCCTCGAAGGGCTCCTGGCCGATGAACTCGAGGGCCGCGTCGAGGATTTTGCGCCAGATGAATATCTGGTACAGCTCGAAGAGGGAGGGGATATACTCGTCAGGGGCCAGCTCGATATCGGTTCCGACGGCCTTGATATGCTCGGTATCGGCCTTGCCGTCCGGGCGGGCGATTCGGGCCTGATCCCAATCGTCGCAGTAGTAGGGCGTGCCGGTCTCACCGTCATCCTTCTTGTTCGTGAGGGTGACATCCTTCTGGTCTTTCGGCGCGATACGGATGGCCATATCTCCCACCTTCAGGGCCACGCCTACGAACGTGCGGCCCGCGTAGTCGGCCGGGTTGCCGTAGGGGATCAGCCGGTTATCCTTGGTCACGAGGTACACCCCGTCCCGGTCGGCGGTTTTGACGCGGCCCAGGAGCTGGACCTTGACATCCTCGGGGTCGGAGACAGACACGACGGCCTCGCCCCCGGCGATGAACTCATAGGCCTCGCGGGCGGCCTTGACGTCGTTGAACTTCTCGAGCAGATCACGCCGGAGCTGCTGCGTTGCGGATAATTTCAATTCTTGCATAATGTGAAAGTGTTTAATGGGTTGTTGATAAGTGTGTTGATTACTTCATACGTTTCATCTTGAAGCGGGTAAAATCCTCATCCTTGAAGAGGCCCTGGGAGGGCATTCGCCGCAGTAGGGCGAACACGTCCCGCCACCGCTCGGTCTTCGCCGTGCGGTCGAGGTAGAGTAGGAACAGACGGCAGAGCTCGTTGCTGTCCTCGCTGAAATTGTCATAGGCCTGGGCTCCCTCCTGGTAGTCCCGGCCAATCTCGAAGGTCGCTCCGCTGATCTGCGGCTCGATGCGGTTGTAGAATTGCCAGCTGGCCATCTTGGTAGTCCTGCAGTAGTCGGTGATGCCTTTGAGAAGGTCGTTCTCCTTGACCTCGACTCCGTTATTCAGGTGGATGTATTTCAGTCGCTGAAAGGCGTTCTCGACCATCAGCTGCAGAGCGTTGGCCAGGATGTAGATGGCCTTGAGCTCCTGGGGGATGGTGGAGGCGTCGATGTCGTCGTGTATCGCCTTGTACTGCTCGGGTGTTACGGTTGCTTTCTTGCTCATAGTTCGTCAAAGCTTCTGTCATAGGCCTCGAGGTCTTCCGGATCGACGGGCTCGCCGTAGTCCGGGAGGGGCTCGAAATACTCCTCCAAATCGAACTTCGGGGACCATTCCCCGGCCTTCTCCGGCTCCGGCTGCTGGCGGTGGTTCCGCTCGTAGATGGCGCCGGAGAGCCGCATATACTCCTCTCCCGTGAGGTCGAAGAAGTCGATGTTCCGGGCCGCCCAGAGGACGTAGTCGGGGTCGCGCTCGATGACATCCAGCACCCGCTCGTCCTTGTACTTCCCGAAGGTGAACACCCTGGGGCCTTGTGGTTTCAGCTGTCTCATTCCTCGGGGCGTATGATGATACGGACGGCCGTGACCTTGCCGGTCTGGAGCCGCCGGAGCTGCTCCGTCACGGACCACATCGAGGGGGTGAAGCGCAGGATGGGGGAGTCCCCGCCCTGGGGTGTCTCGATGGTGCCGGGGATGTCGGCCTCGTGGGGGTCGGTGACGAAGAGGGCTGGCTGGGCCTCCTTCGCCTTGGCGATGGCCTTCTTCACGCGGGCCTCGAGGGTCTTCGCCTTGGAGAGCAGGGCCGGGTTCTTTCCGGACTTGAAGTAGCGCTCCTGCGCCTGAAGCATCAGCTCCGTGAGCTCAATGATCTTCTCGGGTTTCATACTGCTTGTTGGGGTTTACGTCCCCGGGCGGGGACTGCGTTGATAAACTTGTTCATCGTCTTGGTGGCCAGGGCGAGGATTTCGTCGTGGCGCTTGCTGTTCTGGTTGTGGATGCCCCGGCATTGGCCGATGCGCCGGTCTTTCAGGAACACCTCCACGGTCTCCGTCCGGACACCCCCGACCCTCACGCAGAGGCAGATGATATCCGGCTTGTCGTAATACTTCGCGCCATAGACGCATTGGTGGAGCTCCTTGCCCTGCTCGTAGAAGTCCTGCACGTCCTGCAGGGGCTTGATCTCGATGTCGCCCTTGGTGACCACCACGCCGAGCGCCTGGCCGTAGCGGCTCCGGTACTTCTTGTTGGTCTTGCTGTCCTTCTTCTCGCGCTCGAGGCGTTCCTTCTCCTCCCTGATCTTCTCCAGCTCTGCCCGGCGGCGCTCCTCCTCCTGGCGCCTGCGTTCGCGGCGGTCGATGAGAACCTGGTGTTCACGCTCGAGGTTGCGCGGGCAGATGATGGCCGGGTTGTTGATATCCCGCTTCTCTTCCCGGAGTAACTCGAGGTGATCGAACCACATCGCCGCGTCGGGAATCCGGTAGCCGTGCTTGTGCGCCAGGCAGAGCTGCCGGAAGAAGCGCTCGGTGTTGTAGCCGTGCTTGAGGTAGTAGCCGCAGGCGTCCTTATTCCAGCGCCGTAGCTTCCAGACCGTCTCGTTCCGAGTGCCTGACATCAGGTGCAGGACCAGCTCATAGATATCGACCCCGAGGAAGGGCGGCCGGATATCGTACTTCTCCAGCCACGGCTGCAGCTTCCGTCGGGGATAGATGCCCCGGGTGAACCACCCACGGGCCGGATCATCCCGGAAGTAGCAGTTGTCACTCCGGAGCTCGAGGTCACCCCAGCCGAAGGGGTCTTGGAACTTGTAGTAGAACATCTTCATCGGAACGCTGAACCGCCAGCGCTCGTTGAATCCCTCTCCCAGCCAGAGCTCATAGACGTGCTTGAAGCCCGTCCAGCTCTCCCGGCCGACCCGGCAGCTGTACTCGTATTCGTACATCCGTATGATCTGGTACTCGCCGTCGGTGTCCAGCTGCTGGAAGAAGCCGTTCTCGTAGAAGCTCTTCTTGCGTGACGGGGTCACGAGGAGGCGCTTGCCACAGTGGGGGCAGACGGTGTAGTGCCGGCCCTTCCCCTTGGGGAGGTCGAAGGGGAACTCCTGCCCGCACTCCGTGCACCAGGCCTTGCGGCCGCTGGCCATAGCCCCGGGACGGATGCAGGTGCGGTGGGCCCAGCGTTTGACGGCCTCCGGCACCACCTCGGCTTTCGTCAGGCCGTGTCGCTGCCAGCGCTCCACGATATCGCGTTGTTTCTTGTTCCTGGGTTGCATAGCCGGGCCTATTTGAAGTCATCGTCCCCGAAGAGGAAGCCGAAGCCAAGGGCCTCCTGCTCCTTCTTCTTCGCCTCGGCGGCCTCCTTGGCCTTCCGGGCCTTCTCCTCCTCGCGCTTGCGGGCTTTCTCCTGCTCGTCGCGGATCTTCTTCTCGGCCTTCGCGCGTTCCTCGGCCTCGACCTTCTCCCGGGCCTCCTTCTCGATGCGCTCCTTGTCGGCCTTGGTGAGCTTTATCTTGGTGTTTACCACCACCTGCACGCCCTTCTGCGCGTTGCCGTCCGGGGCCGTGACCTCCTTCTCGTCGTAGAAGTGCAGGGCCATCCCGTAGATTTCCGCGTCGTCGAAGCCGGAGCGGCCGGTCTTCCGGACCTCGGAAATGATGTAGTTGCAGCAGGCCGTGATGTCCTTCTTCCGCTTGCCCTTCTCCTCGGGCTCGGCCAGGGCGGCCTCGTATTTCGCCTTGAAGTCGGCGTCCTCGGATGATTTCTTGTCGAGGAACGCCTTGATTGTCTTCTCGAATGTGTTCATTTCGTCTGTGTGATTGAGTGGGTGTGACAGATCGCACCAGCAGTCGTTGAGCGTGGCGCCGGTGCGGACGTAGCCCTGGCGGGCGAGGGAGCCGACGATATCCTCGGCGTGAAGGCCCTTCACGTCCTTTGTACGGGCCTTGACCTCCCGCAGGAGGGCGTGACCCGGTACGCGGTTCATAAGGGCCTTGAAACGGACTATCTCCGTTATCGCCTCGAGTATGGTCTTCTCCCCGTCCGTCATAGCTTGTTGTAAGAGATTTTGATGCCCTCGATGGAGAGGCCGACGGCGTTGATGAGGTCGGCTGCTGCGCTGGAGAGCGTGTACTTGAAGTGAACGGCCCCGTCGGAGCCGGAGGCTGCGGACATATCCCGGACCTCCCAGATCAGGCGCCAGCGCTCCGGGTTGCCGGAGGCGCGGAGGCGCTCATAGACCTGGCGGAGGTAGCTCAGGGGCCGGGCGTCGGTGTAGGCCTTGGAGTAGCCCGCCACTTGATCGTATGCCCTGGCGAGGGCCGCCCGGTCGGTGACAGGAATCTGGGTGCCGCGTCGGCACCAGCTGTTGGGCTGGTACTGCTTGATGAAGCGGGCAACCTCTCCCTGGGCGCTGGCCACGTCCTTCTCGAAGTGGAAGATCGCGAAGAAGGTCTCGATGTCGGAGCGGGGGCCGGTGTAGCTCTGGAGGGTGGCCTGCGTGGACGGTCCGCTCTTGGCGATGATCATGTCCACGACGGCCGTGTCCCCGTGGTCGGCCACCGGGGCCGGAGCGGGAACCTGCGGAGCCTCCGGGGCTTCCGGCATTTGGTCGAAAATTCCCGGCATTTGCTCGGCATTTGCTTGGCTATTGCTTCGCGCCTGGCCGCTCGCTATTCCTCCGAGCCTTCCGGCTGCTGCCCTGGCCTCGGAGACCCTGCGCTTCTTCTCGATGCGGGCGAGGGCGGAGCTGCTGTAAAACAGCCCGTCCTCGGTCTTGGAGAAGAGCCCGAAGTCCTCAATGATGGACGTTACCTTCGCCTCATCGACGTGCATGCTGAATGCCATGCCCCGAAGGGCGGAGACGGGGAGGTAGCCGCCCTGCTCGTAGAGCATTTCGACGACGCACCAATAGATGCCGATCCCCTCCATCCCCATCTGTATCTGCACGTCCTGCAGCTTCGGGTCGTTACGGGCTCCGAAATCGTGACTGAAATAAAGCGCGTCCTTTGGCATTACCGTACCTCCTCCATTGGTTTCTTTTCCTGCAGCTTCCGGGCGGCGATAGTCGCCATCCGGACGATGTTCACCTCCCGAAGCCCCTTTACCGGCTGCTTCCGTAGGAGTTCCACCGCCCGGATGAGGACGTCTCGCTGCTGGTTGCTGATACTATACATCGGCCCCGAAGATTTTCTTGTCCGTGATCTTCTCCCGGTTGAACTCGAGGAACTCGATGAACCGCTCACAGATGTCCCGCAGGCACTCCGTGCTCTCCCGGTGGTCGTAGGTGTAGTATTCCGGAATGATATCGCCGGAGAGGAGGGGTGTGCAGGTCGTGCCCCCGGCCATCTTGACGGCCGTGTACTCGAAGCCCGCGACGCTGTCCATATAGCCGCCCTCGATGGCGCAGTAAGGATAGACGTGGCGCTGCCAATGCCGCTCGTACTTGCCGAAGTCGTAGCGGCCGGTGCTCTTGATGTCGTAGATGACGTCCCGGAGGATTTCGTCGGCGTAGCCGTACAGCTCCACCAGCCCGTAGGCCGTCTCGATGGTCGCTTTCAGGAACACCTGCCTGGCCGCGCCCTTGTAGCGGGCCGCGAGCTCACGGCAGAAGCCCGCGTCGAAGAAGAACATATACCGGCCCTGGGCCGCCGCGATAAGCGTCTGGTCAGGGGAGAGCTTTAGGCTCTTGACCGCCACGTTCTCGCGGGTGTCCGTCTGGCCGTTGATGAGGTCAACGATCTCGTTGAGGCACGTGCCCCGGCTCGCCGCCTCGCTCTCGAAGGGTACGCGGTTGATGCTGTCCAGCAGCTCCCGATACTGCTTCTCCTCGAACTCCGCCACCGTCACGTCGGGCTCCTCCTTGGAACCGTAGAACTGATCCCAGAGGATTTCCGCGTCGAGGTAGTCTTGGAAGCTGTCGAGGAGGCTCGGATAGATGCGGTATTTCGGCTTGGTTTCCATATCCGGGCGTTTTAGGCGTTTTCAGGGGCTTTCTGGCCGTCGAACAAGCCCGCACTACCTGCCGGGGCTTCGGCTGCGTCAGCGGGCGCGGGAGCGGCCTTCTCGGGGCTTTCAGCCGCCGGGGCCTCCGCAGGCTTCGGGGGTTCCGGGCCCTCGTAGCACTTCTTGACCTTGTTCCACTTCGCGCCCAGGGCCGCCGCCTTGTCCCGGAGGGCCTGCCCGGCGAGGAGCTTGCTGTTGTAGATGTGGCCGAACTCCGGGGCCCCGAACTCGGCCGCCAGGGTATTGAGGTCGTCGGCGTTCTCGCAGGCCTCGACACGCTCGTTGATGTCGGCCACCAGGCGGTCGAAGTCGGCCGTCAGCTTCGCCTTCGCCTCCTGGGAGGCCCGGAAGCGTTCGATGATCTTCGCCATAAAGTCATTGTTGCCGACCGCCACGCCATTGCGGTCCACGGTGACCGGGAGCTTCATAAACGGCTCGAGGTTGCAGGTGTTCTTTGCGTAGAACTGCTCCGTGGGGTTGAAGCTGATGGTGCGCTCGCTGCCGATCATCTGGACGTAGCCGACAAGGTCGAGCTCCTTGATAAGGTCGTTGGCGGAGCTGCCGCCGATCTCCGGGCGCTTGACCGTCTCCTCGCCGCGCTTCTCCTCTCGTTCGTGGGCTACGAACACCACGTTCTTCCCGAGCATCTGCATCCGGTGGATGAAGTCGATGAACATCTGCTTGCGGGTTCCGTAGCCGGGGAGAGAGAGGCTGCCGTCGAGCTTCGCCTTCTTGGGGTCGGTGCGGACGATGTACTCGGACATATAGTCCAGCATCTTGCCGACGGTGTCGATGATGACCGTCTCGCACTCCGGCATTTCCTGAAGGATTTCGTCGATGGCCTGGGCGGTCTGCTCCCAGCTCTGCGGGGAGAAGGTGGGCACCTGGTGTGCACCGTTGGTACGGTAGGCTCCCTGGTCATAGTCGAAGAGGACGGGGTTCGGGGCGCTCTCCCCGAGGGTGGTCTTGCCCGCGCCGGGCTGGCCATAGATCAAAACTGCGATGTTGCGCTTCCCTTGCATTTCGGAAGGCTTCTTGATAAGATTTCCCATTGTCTGTGCGTTTTATGGGGTTTAACAAAGCTGCCGGTTCTTTGAGGCGTCCCGGCTTCGTCCTTATTGGCGGGCGGTAGGGCGGTCAGGCCCGTCCGCCCCGGTCACCTCGCCAGGGCGGCGCTGTCTGCCTGCTGCCTGGTGTACTGCCGTTTGCTGGCCATGTAGGCGTCGAGGTCCCGCTTGTGGATGAGGGTCGAGGCTCCGTCCTTATAGACCGGGATGGCCGCCACCCTCGGGGCCGTCAGCTTCCGGAGCCTGCTTTCGGAGAGGCCGCAATAGACGCTGGCCTCCGGAATCCGCAGGTAGTCGCTTCCCTCCGGGGTCACGGCCCTGCGCTTGATCTGTCTGGTTTCAGTCTTTTCCATACTTGTCTTCGTAGTAGCGTTCCTCTGCCGCGAGTTCATCGAATCCGTCGTCATCGAGGTCCGCGGGCTCCACCTCGATACGGCCTTCCCCGTCGCAGGTCTCGCAGACCTCGCGCTCGGCCTGATAGTAGCGCTTGCCGAGGAGGCGGGCCTTCTCCTCGCTGGTCGGGAGGCACTGCCATGCCGCCTCCGTGCAGGGGAACTCCCGTCCCGTCTCGATCTCCACGGCGCGGGGCTCACCGGCGTAGCCGGAGCCTCCGCAGTCCGGACACTCCACCTCGACGGGGTCCGGCTGGTTGTAGGGGGCGCGGGGGTCGTCGGCCGCCCCAAGGGGATATCCTCCGAGGCTGCACATCGTCAGGCCCTCCCTTGCTTTGCCGCCAGGGCCTCCCCGCGCTTGCGGGCCGCCCAGATTGCGCTGCGGCTGTGGACGTGGTACTTTTCCATGCAGAAGGCGGTGATCGCCTCCTTGGAGGCCTGCGGGTCATCCGCCAGGGCCTTCTCGAATTCGCGGTAGATGGCCATGTCCTTCTCGGCCTTCTCCTGCTGGTAGGGCGTCCGGAACACCGGAGCCGTCGTGGTGGTTGTCTCTTTCATGTCGGTTGCTTGATTTAGTTCTTGTGGATTTTGGCCCAGATGCCGTCCAGCGCCCCGCAGCTGCGGAACCGCTTTCCCTCAAGGGCCTCACGGGTGCGCTCCAGCCCGAACAGCTTCAGCACGTGCGCCACGGCACGCTCATCGCCGTCAAAGTCGATGCAGCACTCATAGTTGTTGTACTCGTAGAGATAGACTTCGTAGGGGTCGCATTCGGCCACTATCTTCCGGTCGGTGTCCTCCAGCTCCTCCATCCAGCGGTCGAAGCCCTCGCGGACCCCGTAGGCTCCCTGGCCGAAGCTGAACACCTTTTCGCCGTCCTTGATGAGGCCCTTCTGGATGAGCCCCTGGTAGCCCTCGTCGAACTGCTTCCGGGAGAAGGCGAAGAAGATGCCCCAGTCGTTGAGCGGTAGCTTCGAGGCCCGGTCGTTGAGCTCCTCGTAGCGCTTGATGGTCTCGGCGCCGGTGATCCGGAGCCATCCGTCGTTATCCCAATCCTGCTTTACCTGAACGTGTGTTGCCATGGTGTGTCTGTGTTTAGTCGTTGATGGTCGTGTCTTCGCGCTCCAGCTCCTCCTCGATCCACCGGACGAACGGCTCATCGGCGACCATTGCCTTGTCGCTCTGCCCGAACCCCCAGGCAAGGAGGCAGATTCCGGGGAGGAAAAGGAGGAGGGCGATGATCAGATTGTGGTCTCCCCACGCCGCTCCTGCGAGCGTCATGTAAAGACCGGCGCCCATGGAGAGAAGGGCTGCGATGGAGTGGGCGTTTGCCCGGATGGTCTGGATGAGGTGTGCTGTGCGTTTCATGGATTCCGATTGTTATGCAATCACTTGCCGGGAAATAGGGGGTTAGGCGTTGAGGGTCTCGATCAGTTCCTTGACCTTACCGGCCCAGGTGCGGACCACCTTCACGCCCCATTCGTAGGCCTCGACGGCCGTCTCGAAGCGGCGCTTGTTGAACTCGGTGGACACCGGCTCGGGGAGGTTGGTTTCGACTCGTACCTGATAGACGTAGGGGCGCTCGTAGTAGGCTCCCCCGATGCCCTTGAGGTCATCGTAGTCAGTCGTGGCGCTGACGGTCAGTTTCACGTCACCGGCGGGGGTGGAGACGTACTTGATAGATTCGGTGCTGCTGCCCTGCAGCTTTGCGATCTGCTCGTACACGGCGGCATCGCGGGCGTTGATGTTCTGTTCCATTGTGCTATGGGGTTAAAGGTTGATGCTGTTGAGGGTCTGGAATTCCTCCTTGGAGAGGCTCACAAGGATGCCGCCGTTATCGCGGAAGTCTCCGGAGACCTCATCGAAGCTCAGGTCATCCTTCACGCTGGCGAGAATGTAGCTCAGTACCATGCGCTGATTGAGGGTCAGTCCCGGGATATCCGGGCAGTCGCGCTCAACGAGCTCGTAGCTGGGGTGGACGTTCTTGCCTTCGGCCTTGAAGTACTCGGCCTGATCTTTCACCCATTCGTGTCCGAACTCCTGGGCGGCTTTCTTCTCGGCTCTTACCCCGACGATAGAGATTTCGCAGTCTCCGGTGAAGTGGCGGGCGATGCCCTTAACGATGTAAACTCTTGCTCTCATGGTGTCTGTGTTTGTTTATTTGTGCTTTGTTTTGTATTTTTGTTTGCGCTTTTGTTAAAACTCTGGTGCAAATATACAAACCGCAGTTTTTATTTGCAAATAAATCTTTGCATTTTTTTGAAAAGATTTTTTCAAAAGCAAACAAACATTTGTAACACAATGATTTGAGCGATGAAAGGAATTGACGTAAAAACCGAGCTAAAGCGGCAGGGCTTTACCTTGACGCAAGTCGCGGCCCTTATCGGAGAGTCACAGCAGAACCTGAATGCGGCACTCTCGAAGGATGACATTCGAACCGGACTGCTGGAGCGAATTTCCGAAGCCACCGGCCTGCCCGTGTCCCTCTTCTACGGGGACACGAATATCGCCACAGCCTCCGGCGAGAACGCCTCGGCCGTGGCGGGGAACAATAACCACGTCAACACAACGGACGGAGACTTCCTGAAGGAGCTGGCCGCCCAGAGGAAGCTCACCGAGAAGAGCCAGGAGCAGATAGACCGGCTCCTCGGAGTCATCGAGAAACTATCATCAACAAAATAGACGCGATATGAAAAAATTCCTTCTTGTCGTGGCCTTGGCCACAATCGCCCTCACGGGATGCGGAAACCGCTCCGCAAAGAAAATCCGCTCCGAAGCGGAGCAGGCCCAGCTCAACTACGAGCATAGCCAGATCAGGGCGCTTTATCAATGGGCGACCACAGTTGAAGAGAAGATCCAGGCCTTCAATGCGACCTCTCCGGAGCTTGAAGTACCGAGCGTCATCGAGCTGGTCGATACCTCATTCCTGCAGAACTTCCACGGGGAGAAGCTCGACGAAATGCTGAAAGCTGCAAAAGAGTCAATCCAGATGACAGAGAAAACCCTTATCAGTAGCCAGATGCTTGAGAAGGGGAAGCAAGTTTACAAATAAAGCTCATTTCCGGCCCTTTGAGCCCCCGGACGATAAATTATACCTCCGGGGGCATAAAAGCGGCTGAAATCGGACGGAAGGGCCCTGGCATTTGAAAATACGCGACCACCTATGAACACACCCGACAGCCAAGCCATCATCAAGCGCTTCTATGAGGCGCTCTACTACCTCAAGACCGAGAGGGTCATCCGGGGAAAGCAGACCTTCACCCGCGAGCACGACATAAACCGTTGGAACCTCAACACCGTCGAGAAGAATCCCGAAAGCCAGATGTTCCAGATCGCCTGGCTCTCGTACCTGGTGAAGGATTACGGGGTCTCGGCCCGCTGGCTCCTCACCGGCCAGGGGAACATCATCGCCCGGGGAAAGTAGGGAAGGGGCTGGGGATAGGTCTTATCCCCTTCGGGCCGGACACGGCCCGGATATTAAGAATCAAAAAAAATAAAAATCTCTGTCTCTCCAGCTCTCGTGCGCATCGCGCACGTAGAGAGATATATTTAATTTATTTATTTTATTTATTTCTTTTATTTATTTGCTTCGTTTTGCTTCGATTTTGCTTCGATTTTTGAAGCAAATGCTTAGCAAATGCTTCCCGATGTGCCTTTGAAGGCCCTGGGAGGCCGTTTGTCAAAATCCGACAAATTTCCACTTGAAGCAAAAGTCAAGCAAATGCTTACCAAATGCTTGACAAATGCTTCGATACGTCGAGAACCCGGAAAATTTCCGCTCTGGCACGTTTTATTTCCTCTCCGGCACGGAAAAGTGCAGAATTCGCACATAAAATTGCCTGATTCGCACGTTTTCCCCTCAAAATCGCACACCTCAACCCTTCGGAGCCTCCGTCGGGAGCCCCAGGGAGGGGATCATCGAGACGGCCGCCTGCTTCTTCTTGTCCAGCAGCGCCGCATAGACCTGCGTCGTGTGGATTTCCTTATGTCCGAGGAGCTTCTGGAGCGTGTAGATGTCCGCCCCGAGGTCCAGCATCAGCACCGCGAACGTGTGGCGCCCGCAGTGGAAGGAGAAGTCCTTGAGCACCCCGGCCCTGGCCGCCCACATCCGTAGTTCAGTGTTACTTGAGGCTGAATACACGAAATCATTGAAAACCAAATCGTCGGGCTTGCGCCTTTCGCCCATGAACTGCACCGCCTCCGGGCTCAAGTCCAGATACTCCAGCCCCTTCGTCTTCTGCTGCCGGAAGATGATGCGGGTGAAGCCGCCCTCCTCCTTGACGTCCCGCCAGCGTAGCTTCACGATGTCGCTCTTCCGGAGGCCCGACAAGCAGCTGAAAAGGAAGGCCCGCCGGAGACCGGGGTAGCGGCACGGGGTGGCGGCCATCCTCCGCACCTCATCAAGTGTCAGGTACGGCCGCTCCGCATCCTCCACCTTGAAGCCCTTGATTCCCCTGGTAGGGTCGTCGTCTATGACGTGGCGCTCCCGGGCCTCGTGGATGCAGGCCTTGAACTTCGCCCAGTAGGACTGCCGGGATGACTGTGATATCGGGATCTTGTCGGAGAGCTCGCCCTTCTTGTTGAACCGGTTCTGGCAGATGGCCTTCTTCTCCAGATAGCGCCGGAAGCCCTCGCACCACTCCGGCGTGATGTCCCGGAAGGTGATGTCCTGGCGCTTCCCGGCGTAGAGCTTCAGGTGCAGGTAGGCGCTGTACCAATTCCCCCAATTGCCGCGGCTGTCCGCCGGGCCCTTCCGTTCCTCGGCCATCTTGTAGAAGAAGTCGAGGAAGGGGGTGTCCAGCTTGAAGCGACCCTCGAAGCCGAAGCGGTCGTTCTGCAGGTCAACGAGCCGCCGGGCCTTGACCGCCTCCGCCAGCATCATAGTCTGCTGGTTCTTGCGCTTGTCCTCGGAGGTGCGCTCCGGTACCAGATAGAGCTTCAGGTATTCATACGAGCGGTGCCCGTCGAGGTAGATGTCCAGATACAATGACTGGCGGCCGTCCGAAATGGTCCGCCGCCGGAGCCGGATGGGCTCCTTCGATGATGTCTGTGCCATATTGTTGCTTTTTTGTTGCTGGATTGTAATGCGCAACAAAGTAACAACAAAAATGCGGAAAAACAAAGAAAAGCGAATCTAAACAAAAGAGGTCACAGACAATCCTCTAATGCGATTCGCTTTTCCCGGAGTTTCCGAAAATTACTTTCCGATGCAATATATCATGAACTTTCCAATTTACTTTTTTCGGAAAAGTTAGATTCCTGTTAACCAATAAGTTACAAGGGCGGTTTGGCACACGAAACCGAATTTTTTGGCACACGTGTGCCAAATCGTGTGCCAAAGCGGAAGTACTAGTTTTTCCAAACGGCGTCAAGAAGGTTCTGAAAGCCGTTTTCAACTCGTATTTTTACTTCTTCCCACAGTCGTTGTTTATTGAAAAAAGCCGGTAAACAGTTTCGCCGATTTTTTAACCTTCTAAATTAGAATCTTTCCAATTAGGTCAAGATCTGTTCTGCCGATAAAAAGAAGAAACAGACATGTGAAAATGCCTTTGAAAACAAAGGTCGGTTTAGTCCTGTATATATACTACATTGGACTGGACTGAACTTCATTTCACCGACCTCCATTTTTTCTTTTTTATTGGCCCCATGTTTATCTCCTTTCGGAGGGCATTAGATTTTGCCTTCAGTGCAAAATAAAACTCGTAAAAATCCGTGTAAACATTTCACCTTTGCCGTTCTTGGAGGGTCAACACCTGGTAGTGACTTTTTCGCATTTTTTCTGCGAAAGTGTTAACCGCTACCGGCCTTTTTCTGTGCTTGTTCGTCTAGCCGTTTACCGGTAATGTCTGCGTAACAGATGATGCTATCCTTAATGGAGGTTCTTGATATACCTGTCATCT